CGTAATGCGACACAACACTATGTACAACAAAGTCAAAGAATTCCGCACCAAGATGGGCCTGCCCGTTGGTGACCATCCTCACATTCTGCCTGCTGAGCAAACCAGCTACTTTGCTAGGTTCATCATGGAGGAGCTCTCAGAGCATCTCAAAGCGTGCGAGGAAGGATCCTTGGTCGACGCTGCCGATGCACTTGCTGACCTCATCTATGTCACCATGGGGATGGCCCATGCAATGGGGCTGCCGCTTGATGAGATCTTCAATGTGGTGCACGATTGCAACATGTCCAAAGTGCCTGCCAATGACTACCAACGTTCCATTCGCGGCAACCAGTATGACGTGGTTAAGCCTGCAGGTTGGTACCCACCTGAGCCCGGCATCATCAACATTCTCAACGCACATAAGAAAGCAACATCATGAAAATCAGTGAACTCATCGACCGCTTTGTAGAAGTCAAGGCAGTCAAGGAAGATCTGGCAGAGCAGGTCAAGCAATGCAATGAAAAGCTTGCAGCTATTGAGGCTGACATCATGGAGCAAATGTCTAACGCAGGCATCTCACAGGCAGCCTCTGACAAAGCTTCATGCAACATGAAAAAGGTTACGCACCCTGCCATCACTGATTGGGACGCTTTCTACAAACACGTGGCGCAAACCGGCGAGTTTGAGTTGCTCCATAAACGATTGTCTTCGGCAGCTATCCGCGAACGTTGGGAAGCTGGCAAAGAAATACCAGGAACTGTTGCGACCAGTTCTTGGGAAGTCACTGTGCGTCGCAAAAACTCGTAACTTGTTTCTATTTACAAAGGATCCGTATCATGGCTAAACCCCCTGCAGTTACCCCTGAGAACCAACTGGCTCTCTTTGAAGATCAGCTTGCCGCAATGGCAATGGAAAACGTCAAGGCTGAGCAATCAACCCTTGGCACAGCATTCCTCTCTACTAAGTCCGGTGTGCTTACCTACCGCGGCAATCCTGTGGCCAACAACAAACTGCAGTGCGTCATCATTGCCGGCCCCATTGAGCGCCTGTACTATGACTCGCGGTACGACGCAACCAAGGCCACACCGCCTAAGTGCTTTGCAATCGCCATCAGCGCTACAGGCATGGGGCCTGTTGCCAGCGTTGAAGCCCCTGAGCATGAGACATGTGAAGGTTGCCCTCGGAACGAATGGGGTAGCTCTACCAGCGGTGGCAAAGGCAAAGCTTGCCGTGAGACTCGCCGCTTGCTGGTTATCCCCGCAGATAGCATTGGCTCAGCTGCAGCTGTTGAAGCTGCTGAGGTTGCTGCATTGCGCCCACCCGTTACCAGCCTGCGCAATTACGCCACTTACATCCAAACCATTGCCGCAACATTGCGCCGTCCAGCATTAGGCGTCATCACTGAGATTGCTGTTGTCCCAGATGCTAAGACGCAGTTCAAGGTCAACTTCACTATGGTCAAGGCCATTGAGGATTCTGCTGTGTTGCAGGCCTTGATGGAGCGCGGTGCCAATGAAGCTGAAAAGGCGCTTGCATCTGCAGGCATGCAAGAAGGCGATGAGGGTGAAGCCGCTGCGCCTGCAACGCAATCAACACGGTTCTAACAACCAAGGTGCATGCAATGAAAAAGATAGTTTGTCTTTTGTGCGCTATACCGGTCGCTGCATGCAATACCATTATGCCGCCCTCACCTCCTGAAGTGACGTTGATAGTTGACCCCAGGGTTCAGCAAATGAGCCGCAACGAGGTCATCAACGCAATTCATGAGTGTGAGGGCAGCAACATGCGTGCTGTGCCTATTATCTCAAAACGCCTTGTCTCTGGATTGATGTCCGACATTGTCATTGACGTGCAATGCTATCCACGTCTCAAATACTTCATGCAATGAAACCCATCTTTCTTGACTTTGAAACTGAAGGCATCGAAGCAAGGCCTAAGTACCCGCCAAAACCGGTAGGCCTTGCTGTCTTTGACCCTGAAGGCGAGGTGCCTGATGGGTACTACGCTTTTGACCATCTGCATAACAACAACAGCACAAAGGATGAAGTGCATGCTTTACTTTCTAAGATCTATGCTGGTGAGCGCGATATGTGCTTTCATAACGCTATGTTCGATGTTGATGTCATTGACGTTCATTTTGGGCTATCTATGCCTGATCATCGGCGTGTGCATGATACCCTTATTCTTGCTTTTCTTTTTGATCCGCATGTTAGGTCTCTTTCCCTAAAAGATTTGGTTGTCGAATGGGGTATTGCTGAGCCTGAGGAACGTGATGAGCTTAAGGCATGGATCATTGAGAATGTGCCTGAGGCCAAGAAAAAGAAGTCCACCTGGGGCGCCTACATTTGTAAAGGCCCTACCGAATTGGTAGGCCGCTACGCCAAGGCTGATGTCAGGCTTACTTCACAGCTTTACGAGTTTTTGGCTGAGAAGGTTTTGCCTGATCAGCTTGTTGCTTATCAGCGTGAGATTGAATTGATACCGATGCTGCTTGAGAACTCAAGTCTAGGCGTACGTGTAGATCGTGAAGGTTTACTTGCTGCGCAAGCGCAAGCAATAAAAGACATTGAGGCATGTAATGTTTGGGTTCGTTCATTGTTGGGGTCTCCTGAATTGAATGTTGATAGCGACCAACAGCTGGTCGAAAGTATTTATCAATCTCCATTCTGGGACAAAGAAAAGTCTTGGCCCGCAACAGACAAGGGGCAGCTACAGGCAACCAAGGAAGCATTCGATGAGATGCTAACGCATCGCTATCTCAAGGATGTCCTTAGGTACCGCGCCAACTTGTCAACCTGCCTATCCACGTTCATTGACCCATGGCTGGAAGCATCGGAATCCACCGGTCGCATCTATACCAATTGGAATAGCGTCAGGGGTGAGCGGGGCGGCACACGGACAGGCAGGCTCAGTAGCACTCCGAACTTCCAGAATGCCCCCATTCGCTATCCAAAGGTGGATATACCATCAGAGCTCTCCGTGGCCCCCTTGCCTCTGATTCGTAGCTTCATCTTGGCAGATGAAGGCCACAAGCTGGTGGCATGCGACTTCAATGCTCAAGAGCTCAGGATCTTTGCCCACTTTGAAGGTGGCAACTTGATGCAGCAATACCAAGCCGATGCTCGTGCTGACCTGCATACTTACGCAGCCAAGATGATGACTGAGGCCAGTGGCCGTGAGGTGTCCAGGACTTACTCAAAAGGCGTGTCTTTTGCAATTCTGTATGGGGCAGGCCCCACCAAGATTGCAGATATGCTAGGCGTCAGTTTTGAACTGGCCAAGACACTCATGGACGCATACACCACAGCTGTGGCTCCAGGTCTCAAAGACATGCAGGCAACCATGCGGCAGCGCTACAAGTTGGGGCAGCCTCTTAAAACTGTAGGGGGCCGGCTGGTCAAAATGGAGCCGCCTAAGGTCATCAACGGCCGCCGCCGTGAGTTTGACTATAAAGGCGTTAATTTGCTGATTCAAGGCTCTGCGGCTGATCAGGCCAAGGCTGCAATGCTGTTGTATCAAAAGAAGCGGCAAGGTAGCAGGTTGCTACTTAGTGTGCATGATGAATTGGTCATCTCAGCTCCGGTTGATGCCATTGAGCGTGAGGCAGAATGTTTAGTGTGGTCCATGTGCAATGCCTTGGCTATGGACGTACCAATGGTGAGTGATTACAAGGTTGGCAATAACTATCAGGAGACAAAATGAGCCTTTCGCATTCAAGCATAAAGCTCTATGAGCAGTGCCCTGCAAAGTACAAATTCATACGCATCATGCATCTCAAAGAGCCATCAGGCGATGCTGCTGAGCGTGGCAAGCAAATCCATGCAGAGCTTGAAAAGTCACTCATAGGCCTCACACTTCTTTCACCTGAATTGACGTATTGGCATGATTACGTTGAGTTGCTAAAGTCGAAAAAAGTACAGCCTGAGCTTGAGCTTGGCATCAAGCGCGATTGGTCGCCTTGCAGCTTTTCTGACCCCGATGCATGGCTTCGAGGCATCCTTGATATTTTCACCATTGATGGCACCACAGCCTACATTGCAGATTGGAAAACCGGCAAGGAGCGCTACTATGAAGAGCAATTGAAGCTTTACGCAGCATTGGTGCTTGCGGCGTACCCTGAGGTGCAAACAGTCAATCTTGACATCGTGTATGTGGATCTCAAAAAGACGCAGTCCTACGATCCTATCACACGCAAAGAGTTTCCTAACTTGAAGCTGTGGATCGACAATCGCATCTATCGCATTGAAAAAGACACCATCTTTGCGCCACGGCCTGAGTATGGTTGCAAGTGGTGCCACTTCAGAAAAGACAATGGTGGGCCTTGCAAATGGTGACACGTGTTATCCTTGAGCGTGACCTTGAAGCGTACTTCACAAAGCAATGCAAAAAGCATGGCATTATGTCGTTGAAGCTAAATGTGCGCTTTGCACGTGGATGGCCTGATCGCATTGTGCCTCTTGAAAATGGTGAGGTGCTGTGGGTGGAGCTTAAACGCCCAGGTGGTGTGGTCTCGCCTATGCAAGAAAAGGTGCATGAGCAATTGCAAATCCGTGGCCACAAAGTCTTTGTGATCAACTCGAAAGAAGGGATTGACAGTGTTCTGGGAACCTCATGAGTATCAGAAAGAAGCTGTAAAGTTTCTGGTTGAACGTGGCTCAGGCCAGCTATGGCTGGATCCAGGCCTAGGCAAAACTGCCGTTGTGCTATCGGCGTTTCGTACGTTACGGCTTGCAGAGATGGGCAGCAAAATGCTTGTCGTTGCGCCACTGCGGCCTGTGCATGCGGTGTGGCCCAGTGAGACACGTAAATGGGAGCAGTTTGCGCACTACTCAGTTGGTGTACTGCATGGTGGCAAGAAAGACAAAGTGCTGGCTGCCAACCACGACATCTACGTCATCAATTTTGAAGGCCTTGGCTGGCTAGGGCACAAGCTGAACGGCGCGCCTTGGCCCTTTGACATCCTTGTGGTGGATGAAATTTCGTATCTGAAAAATACGCAGTCACAACGCTTCAAGACATTGAAGACAATGCTCAATAAGTTTAACCGCCGCTGGGGCCTCACTGGTTCACCCGCGCCTAATAGCCTATTGGACATATTTGGACCACAGCTAATCATTGACCAGGGGGCCACGTTTGGGCCCTACGTGTCACGATTTCGTGATGAGTATTTCTACCCATCAGGCTTTAATGGATTTGAATGGAAGCTGAAAGCAGATGGAGAACAACGAATCCAAGAAAAGCTTCACGATAAAGTGTTGCGGATGGCAGCTCTCGATCACCTTGACTTGCCTGATCTGGCCTACAACACTATTAGAATCGAACTTCCGCCTAATGCACGTAAAATGTACGATTCTTTTGAGGCAGACCTAACAGTCAAACTTGAAGGTGGCGAGGTCACTGCAGCTAACGCTGCTGTTGCTGTGATGAAAGGGCAGCAGATTGCCAATG